TTGCTGCTAACCCATGGTACAAAACATAAATGTTGCAATGGCTCTGTAATATTTATTAACTCATCACAATCTGAAATTATACCACAAAAGCTAGCTTCTGTTACATCACTCTTGACCTCCATCTTAACATTCAGACCCATTTTAGTAAAATATTCTGCTGGTATGGGTCTTTCTAAACCAGTTAAACCATCGTCTCCTTCGACAACTATACCTGAATGTCCGATTTTATAATAATCAAGTGCAAACAAAGTGAACATCAAATTCGAGAATCCATTCCCTAAAGAAGTATTCATTTCACCTGACATGCGCTTAGCATCCACTGCGACCTTAAAGTATTTGTTGCCACAGACGTTATCACCACATAAAACCTGAAAAATCATATTTACAATACGTTGCATATAAAAATTTTTTGTAGACATATATCTATACAATTGAAACTCACAATCATCTTGCATATCAGTAGTAAAAAGCGATTCGAAAGAAGTATAATCTGTACACATATATAACATTCCTTCTTTCTTTATCTTATCTATTATGTATTGTGGTCTATCTTTTTTGGGTACTTTCTTTATAAAATAATCTAATTTAAAAAGTTGTTTTTCAATTGTCTTGAAGAAAGGTCCTGATATGACTTTGAATTCATCAACTCGTGCCCATATGGCTCTTGGTAGTTTATATTCAGGATAATTTTCTTCTTTCATAAAAATTTTAACATCGGCATTTTTGTGGAGTCTGTCTACTTCATTACAGAAAAAACTGTTGTCTTCATTCATTTTCTTATAGACCTCTCTAAGTTCATTCTTTCTCCACTCCGGATAATTTGTTGAAGCGAGCCAATCTTCATATTCCAAGAACTCACCATCTTGGATTGGCGTCAAGTTCTTTTTCAGCCAGCCCTTGACAAAACGGCGGAATTTTCTTCTCAGCAATTTATCATAACGCGGAGGATTGTACGCCATCCGCTTCGCGATACCATCGACAAGAGAATTAGGATTAGTAGTGTCTGGTCTAGGTAATAAAGCAGGAATGTGAGCATCAATTTGACAAGCCGCCATAGGTGGGCGAAGCTTTGCGTCATAAACGAGCATATTCTTTGTAAGAGCATAGGCAGTGTTGTCGGGAATTGGAAATTTCTTAAATTCGACTTCATCTGTCCTATAGCCGTAGAGAAAATACCCATTATAGAGCGGTTCGGCTTTGGCTTCCATATGGAGTGGCGGCAAATCGGTTTTCTCACATCTTTTACCGGGAGGAGGTACATGTCTCCCGAATTTGGAAAAACCTGCTGGTATGGGCTGGTTAACATACTTTTACATCTCTGTTCAAAAACCACCCCCAATGCCAATCTTTCTGACCCTGCAACTGTATCTTCAAAAAACGAGTCGACTCTATCATAGTCTATAAAGCTACCTATATTGGTCGATTTGGCAACTCTTTCCATCAAAGAAACATTGCTTATTGTTGAGTTAATTGATGTAGGTCCAATGATGTTGGCTACTAATTCACCTGACGCAGTATGTTCTGAAACTTCTTGGTGGTATGGTACTATAAAATTCATATGTGGTGAATGGACCAATAACCCAGCCGTAACTTGTTCCTCAAAATGTATTTTGGTCTCAAGTTTAGTAGTTTCAAAGTGA